CAGGTAACGTAGGTATCGGGACAACTAATCCTAATTCTATATTACATATAACAGGTGCTAACCCTGAATTTATACTAGAAGATACAACAAATCTAAATAGGTGTAGAATAAAAAACAACGATGGTAATCTTCGCTTCGAGGCTGATTACAATAGCCAAATGGGTAACTCTAGGCATCAGTTCTTTATTGATGGGTCTGAAAAACTTAGAATAAACACGGACGGAAACGTCGGGATCGGGACTACTAGTCCAAGTGCTAAGCTGCAGGTTTCATCTACATCTGGATGGGGTGTTTTTACTGAAAGAGGAATTAAGGACGGGTCAACTAGTACTTATTCTCATAATTACAGTGCAGGAAACGCTCATATATTAGGTAGGTCTACTATTTTTGAATCATCTGTTACATTTTCTACATCAACAGCCACTTCAACAACTAAAGAGTATAGACTGAACAACACATCAGATAAATTAACATTGGCGTCTGTTGTTGGGGGTGTTACTACGGACAACAATATTTTAGTAGCATCAGGTGCCAACGTAGGAATTGGAACTGCTAGTCCAAGAGCTAAATTAGATGTAGCAGGGGGAGTAAAAGTAGCTGATGACACAGATACGGCAACCGCAGACAAAGAGGGTACATTAAGATATAGACTTGCGCCTGATGTTCCTAAAAGCCAGAGTATGGTAGACATGTGCATGAAGACTGGGCCTAGTAGTTACGCTTGGGTTAATATAGTTACTAACACATGGAGCAATTAAGATAAAAGTATGAAAGAATTTATAATGGATACGGTTACGTTAGAAGGAGTAGAAACGTTTGACGAGAAAACATCCAATCAAAGCAAAATATCGCAAATTAACTATAAATACCTAGAGAGTGAACCGACATTTCCAGATTCATGCGCTTTTGCTACCCAAATAACATTTAATAAGAGATTTATAGGTGTTGCCGCAGAAACCACTATCAGCATAGGCGGGTTTGAAGACAGTACGCTTGAGTTTCAGCCGCAGGAAATTAACGCTCCAAATAAAATAAAGCTATATACCGGGGAACCATTTTCAGAAAATCCGGGAGAATTTTATCCAGGGCGAGAAAGATTTACTATTGACAAAAGAGGCCATGTGGGTATTAATAGTCCAAATATATTTAGGGATAGAGTAACTCTTGATGTGATGTCAACTACCGCCTATTCCACCAGCCCTATCATCACCCCTAGCCCGGTAACGCCTTCTATTGCAATTACTCATCCATATTTTAATCAGGAAGGAAGCACACCTCCTACTCCTCAAGGTATTGGAAGACTACAATTTAGGTCAATACAAGAGCCCTCTAGGTTTGGTGGCAAGGGAATACCGCCCACGGATATGGCCGGAATATCAGTAGAAACCAATGGCGAAGCTAATGTTTACGAAGACCCCAGGGTGAACATGACTTTTAACACAAATACAGGAGACGGAGAAGGTAGACCTGAACCTGTAAAGCATTTAGAAATAAATGGGTATGAAAAGAAAACCAAAATATTCACGCAATTAAACTTAGGTAATGTTCCTGTCTTTCGGGATCTGAAGGAAGCTCTGAACGGCGGATTAGTAAACGGAGATGTATGGCAAGACGGAAACCAAAATTTAAAAATAGTAAATATTCTTGAAGAAAGATAACCGCCTCCTAAGATAGAATAAAATTATTAAATAAAAAAAATTATGATAACATACAATTGGAATTGCAAAACAGTAGATGCTTACGTGGAAACAGGCGGAAATGACGATGTAGTGTATAACGTACACTGGATAGTTACAGGAACCACCACCGAGGTAGACGAAGAATACTCCTCCACAAATATAGGAACACAGGTTTTGAATATTGACGACATAACAAATTTTATACCATTTGACGAGCTAACTAATGATGAAGTTGTAGCTTGGACCCAAGCAGCAATGGGCGCAGAGCAAGTTGCGGCAATAGAAACAAACATAGCTAACGCTATCAACCTGGAGATAAACCCAGTGTCAATAACGCTTACTATTGGCGAGCCTGTAACGTAAAGTATTAAATAAAATTATTCTACGTAATAATAAAGGTATGCCAAAAGGCATATAAGATTAAATCAATTAAATTAAATTAAATGGAATTCAATTTACCAAGTCAGATCGTAAAGGATCTAAGCTTCGGAGAAGAAGCGCGCAATAAGATATTGTCAGGTGTTTATAAATTATCAAACGCAGTTAAGTCCACATTAGGGGCTTCAGGAAAGTGCGTGATATATGAGGACGCAATGGGCAGACCGGTGATAACAAAAGACGGGGTAACCGTTGCAGAAAGCGTAGTCTTAATGGACCCGGTCGAGAATATAGGTGCCACCTTAATAAAGGAAGCAGCTAACAATACAGTGAAAGAAGCAGGAGACGGTACTACTACAGCTACCGTTCTTGCTACTTCATTATTAACAGGACTAAACAATTACAAGGGTGAAGAAAAGATTAGAAGTATTAAAGACGGCATTTCTGAATGTTACAAAGAAGTTGTCGATTATCTTGACAATGCCAGTATACCGGTTGAAGGCGAAATGCTTAGGCAAGTTGCTTATATTAGCTGCAATAATGACAGTAGTCTTGGAGACAAAATTGGAGAGGCTTTTGAAAAAGTTGGCAAGAATGGAGTCGTTCTAATGGAAGACTCTGAAACAAATGATACTTACGTTGATTTTGTTGAGGGGACACAATTTGAAGCGGGTATAAAATCTCCGCATTTATTAACTGACAAAGACAAAGGTACTGCGGTGTTGGAAAACCCGTATGTATTAATAGTTAGTTCGAACATACCAAGTGTACGACGTATACAAAGTATATTAGAGCATGTAGTTAAAACTAAAAGAGCATTGCTTATTGTTGCGCCTATGGATCAACAGCCGTATGCTACTTTACTAGCTAACAAAGTTAAGGGCAACATTAAAGTCAATATTGTTGACCTACCCGGTTTTGGCCCAACTAAGCAAGACACTATAGAAGACCTGGCCATATTAACCGGCGCCACAGTCGTTAACGAGGAGTTAGGGGATGATTTAGATCTTATTAGCCCTGATGTATTAGGAGAAGCAATTAAGTCCGTTACAGACGCTAAAAACACTACGTTGCAAATTAAAGAAGCAACCGAAGATCTATCAGATAGAATAGCAGAAGTAGAAAACAAAATTGACAAAGAAACAAACGGTTATATTAAAAAGAAATTAGAGCAGCGTTTATCAATGCTAACCGGTAAGGTTGGTGTTATATACGTAGGAGCCGATTCTGCCGTAGAGTTAAAAGAAAAGAAAGACAGAGTAGAAGACGCTATTCACGCAACTAAAGCTGCTTTGCAAGAAGGTATTATACCAGGTGGTGGAACTGCTTTATTAAATGCGTCTCAACTTATAGAACCTAAGAATGACGGGTACAAAATATTGCTAGAAGCAATACAATCACCTTACAACATTATATTAGATAACGCAGGTTACTCTGATTACATATCACCAAAAGAAAAATCTATAGAAGCCGGTAGCGGTGAAGAGGATGATTGGGTTGGCGTAGGTGTTGACGTCACTTGTGGGTGTTATAAAAGAATGGTTCATAACGGTATTATAGATCCGGTACTGGTAACTAAGTCTGCATTAAAGAATGCGATAAGTGTTGCCACTACTATTATCTCAGCCGATTGTATAATCTCAAATGTAAGATCTCTTGAAAGCAATTAATTATTATATCGTAATAGATAAGATAAAGGAAGCACCAAAAACGGTTGCTGGCCTAGAATTAACTGAAACACAGAACACAGACATTAGGTATTTAAAAGCCGAGGTTATAAGTGCTGGCGATAAAGTTGATTATATAAAAGAAGGTAGTGTTGTTAGATATGACAAACACGCTGGCCACGGAATAGAATGGAATGACAAGATGTACCATGTTATTACCATCAACGATATTGTTTTAGTTGAATGAGACTAAGCGCGCAGGATTTAAGGAATAAGAACATATTTAAGTATTACAGGCTTGTCAGGAGATGGGCTTGTAAAACTTACGATTTGAAAGATGCGGATTTAGAGTTACTTATTTATTTAGATTGTAAAAACCATTTTATACGTAATGATTTTATTAAAGGTGCATACACCTATTCTTGGGATAAAGCAAGGTGGGAAAGATTACGTAAGAACGATTGGATAACTGTTTTTAGTAAAAGGAACAGGACAACAATGAAGTACAATACGTATACAACTTCTTTTAAGTGTAAGCAACTTATAACTAGAATATATAGAATACTACTAGGCGAAGAAGATCTGCCTACATCAGAAAGAAGTACTTTTTATAAAAACAAAACATATACCGATAAGGTTTTCAATCATGCGATTGATAATATGATTAAAGATAACGAAAGATAAAACAAACACTATGGCATTTAAAATGACACCTAAATCCCCTGTCTTATTGGCAACGGGTAGATTCGGATCTCCGGCAAAACAGACTAAAGAGGGAGGGAGTATTTCCAATACACAAGGTAGTGATAGCGGCGAACTAACAAAAAAAGGAGCGACTAAGCCTCTAACTGCATTGCAACGAGCACAACAAGAAGCAGCCGCTGCTCAAGTAAGCAATCAGGTAGCAAATATACAAAGAAACACTTCGGGAACTAAAAAAGAAACCGCAAGGCTAAAGAAAAGAACAGCAAGAAACAATAGTGCAACAGAAAGAAAAGAAAAAAACGCTAAGAAAACACAAGCTAGAGTTGACGAAAGAAAAAAATCTGGTAAAACTCGAGTAGGCAAAGTAGTAGCTGAAATAAAAAAAGCGGTATCCCCAGCTAAGCAAAAAAGAACGATGGATGAGGCTTACGCGAAAAGAGATATGGACATCTATGGCGACTTGGATAAAAATGAGTATAAAAGAGAAGCAAAGCGTCAAAACAAAGTTATAGCAGGTAAGAAAAAACTTTATACTAAACTTGGGGATGGCACCATGCAAACAAAAAAGGACAAGTTCGGTAACACTGATCTTAACACCCCTGGCTTAGAACCTAACATGCGTAATACTAAAGGCGAAAGCATGAATAGCGGTAATACTGGAGGAAGAAAAATCACCGGTGATGTTCCTAAGACTAAAATGAAGTCTAAAACAAAAAAGGTTACTACCCTAAAAGCAGAAGGCCCTAAAAACGAAAAGGCTGCATTGCCTACTGCAAAGCCAATCAAGACTAAAGAAATTAAAGTTACCAAAAAAGTAACAAAAGCTAAACCAACCCGTTCTCAAAAAATAAGAGCAAAAGGAGAAGCTGCATTAGCTAGTGGAAACACAGGCAAAGCTCAAAGGTTGAGAAAAAGAATGGATAGAGTAGACGCTAGAAAAGCAAAAAGAGCAGCTAGAAAAGAAGCTAGAGCATAATGGCATTTAAGCTAAAATCACATTCTGAAATATTCGGTTTGCACGACGCTACATCAGAGTTTGGCACACCTGTTATTATAAAGGATGATTTAGAAGAAGGAGTACAAGCAGAAGCTAATAGAGATGGAACGATCTTTGTTAGCTCAGACTTGCCTGAAAGCAAAGTGCAAGACGCGGTAAACCACGAAAAAGTACATTTAGATCAAATGGCTTCTGGTAGATTGCAATACTCAGACGATTCTGTTACTTGGAAACGAGACACTAGATCTCCTGCTAGAAAATACGATAGGGCTACAATGAATGAAGGACACCCTGATTTTGAGTGGGAAAACGAAGCATATAAACAATCATAATTATGGGATTAAATTTTAGAGGCGAAGCAAATAGGCTAGGCAAAAGAAACCAACACGGGTTTCAAGAAAAATCAGCACCAGGCCCAAGACAAGGCCAAGGCGGTGATCAGCCAGGTAGTTTAGCTAGAGCGGAAAAAAGATTTGGCAACATAACTAGCCCCGCTAAAATAAAGAAAAACTTCTACGGAGGTGAAGCTTATTTTCAGGATGGGTATAGTGGCGACTTAGGTAAAAGCAGACCTATAACAGATAAGTCTAGATCTCCTTTGAAAATCAATATGGCTTTAGTGGACGGCGCAGCTAATACTAATAAAAAGTTTACGGATATTGGAGCAGCAGTTGCGGACGGATTTAAAGACGCAACCCCAGAACCTACTGCAGCAAATTTAGCTGGTTTTGCAAATTCAGTTGGCAAAGGGAAAGATAAAGATCCCGCTGTCAAAGGCACAGGCTTTAAGCCCGCAGACACGAAGTCTATGTTTTCAAAATTCTAATAACACAAAACTACAAATATGAAAAATACACCAATTACAGCCAGAGTTAAAAGTGGCATGTTTAAAACAAAAGAGCCATTACTAAATGTAGGACCGGCTGGAGTTGATGGAAACAATAAGACTCGCACTATGCCTTCTCCAAGTAAAATGAAAGGGTATTCAATGAAGTCTTCTCCTTTTAAGGATTTAACAGAAGCAGAAAAATCTGCTCAAGCGGAAAATAAGAAAACTTTACAGACGGGGAAAGACAACTCAGGGGTTTCAAGCCAATCTACCACAACCGTTAAAACAGCTGGAGATATTGTTAAAGGTAAAGAAATAATGAAGGACGGGATTAAAAAACCGACCAGAACAGCAGAAGGAGATGCGGCTTACGCAGCGCTAACACCTGAGCAAAGAAAAGCTCAAGACGATAGATATAGAGCTAGAAAAGAAAATCAAATAAAAGTTGGTACTGGAACATTCGAGCCAGATACAGTAGGGCCGGACAAGGAAACTAAGGTTAAGACCAATACTGACTTATACAGAAAATCAACTGGGAAAGCGCAATCAGCTTATGATAGGCGTAATAATTTTAGAGCCAACACAAGAGCAAATAGGGGCGTAAATAAAAACGAGCGCAAGCTTGGTAAATACGGATCTTTTAATGCTGCAGGTGAATTTACACAAAAAGATAACTTAAGTCAAAAAGAACTACGCAAAATGCGCAGCGCTAAATCAAAATTAGCTTTTGCAAAGCAAGAGGTAGAGAACACCAATGCTCAGTCCAAACAAAATGTGGGCGGATTTAGTAAAGCAAACGTAAGGAACAAGGACCAAAGAGCAACAATGGGTGATTTTGATTTAAAAACAGAGCAACCAGGTATGTCTACTCTATCAGGAAAAAGCAAATCGTTTTCAAATATTAATACAAGTCCTAATACTGAAATAGGGTTTACTCCTGCAGAGCAAAAATTAAGCAAAGGCGGAGGACTTTTCAAAAAGGCTGGCCCATTAAAAAAAGGGTATTTTAAATAATGAAATCCAAAGGTTTAGGAGACACAATAGAAAAAATTACAACCGTAACCGGAATTAAAAAAGCTGTTAAGGCTTTGCCATGGGATTGCGGTTGTGATAAAAGAAAAGAAACACTAAATAAGATGTTTCCATATAAGTAACAATTAAATTTAATATTATGAAGAAAGTAAAAGAGTACACAGAATTCACAGCAGTGAAAAAATCATTAAGCGAAACTGAATTAAAAGAACTACAAACAGCGGTTAATAGCGTTAGTGAAGTTCAAATGCAAATAGGTGGAATCGAAGCGCATAAAGCTAAGTTAATAGCAGACATACTATTGCTTAATAAAGAAGTTGAAAGTACTCAAAAAATACTAGCCGCTAAATACGGAGATGTAAATATTAATCTTACTACGGGGGAAATTACAGAACATGCAGCTGATAAGAAAGATTAGTGTAGGCAAAGACTATAAGAATGATGCCATGCACTATACTGTTGGACAGGAAGTGTATGGTGGTCATACTATAGAGAACATTATAGAAGAGGAAACAAAGTACTCAATCTATATATCAAAAGGGGATGTTATCATGCCATGGAAAGACTTCAATAAGAATATGTCTATATCTGTGGAATACAATATTGCATGGTAGAATGCAGAGTGTATTTAATTACCTAGTATCGCCAAAAGGTGCTAGAACGACAGGACAAACAACTATCGACGGACAAGAGCTATTGCTTAATACTGAATTACAAAACCATGAGTACTCGAATAGAGTTGGTGTTGTTTTAAGCTTACCATTAGCGGAGAAATATAAAGAAATAAAAGAAGGTGATGAGGTTATAGTGCATCACAATGTATTCAGAAGATTTAGAGACGTAAGAGGTAAAGAAAAAAATAGTAAAAGCTATTTAACTGAAGAGACCTACTTAGCACAACCTGATCAAATATACGCTTACAGAAGAAACGGCGAGTGGAAAGCATTAGAAGGTTTTTGCTTTGTAATGCCGGTTAAAGAAACCAAAATGTTTTCAATGGATTTTGAAAAGCCTTTAATAGGCGTGGTTAAGTATTGCACTTGTGGCTTAGAAGTAGATAATATAGTGGGTTTTAGGCCTACATCAGAATACGAATTTATTATAGACGGGCAGAGGTTATACCGAGTACCCAACAATTCAATTACAATCAATTATGGACATAAAGGAAACGAAGAGGAATATAATCCGAGCTGGGCACAGAGCAGTAGAGGAACTCATTAAAGTAGCTAAAGAAGACATCGTGGATTCAGACGATGACATTTCAGCAGACAGACTCAAGAATGCGGCAGCTACAAAAAAGCTGGCTATATTTGACGCGTTTGAAATACTTAACCGTATTGAAGAGGAAGAAAGAATCCTCGAGAACAAACCTAGGCAAGAAGTTGAAACTACTAGCTTCGGTGGATTTGCTGAAAATAGATCCAAATAATGTATACCCAAGAACTATATCAAATAATAGAACCTATAAGGCGCACAACAATTACGCGGCTTAATAAAGGTAAAAAATGGGAATATGGCTATAACAAGGAACACGATGTCGTTGTTATAAGCAAAACTGGACAAATAGGCGAAATCTATAATATACAAAATCTAAAGATAGCGCTGCCTAAATCTCCAGGCAAATTAAGTAAAGCTACTAACAAATGGACTCCAGAGGAATACCCAAAAGAATTGAAAGGCATAAAAAGCATTTTTGATTGGAGGGATTACCCTGAGGGATTCAAAACAAAATGGGGAGAATATATAGATGAAAATTTCAACAAAAGAGAGAACGGTCATTGGTTCAATAATAAAGGCGTGGATACTTACCTTACTGGTACTCACTTTATGTACTTGCAGTGGACCAAGATTGACGTTGGGCAACCTGACTTTAGGGAATCAAACAGATTATTCTTCATATTCTGGGAAGCTTGTAAAGCCGACAGAAGATGTTATGGTATGTGTTATCTTAAGAACAGACGTTCGGGTTTTTCGTTCATGGGGTCAGGGGAGACAGTTAACCTCGCGACCATATCAAGCGATGCACGGATTGGAATATTGTCCAAATCTGGGGCCGATGCGAAGAAAATGTTCACCGATAAGGTTGTACCCATATCTGTTAACTACCCATTCTTTTTCAAACCAATACAAGACGGAATGGACCGTCCCAAAACAGAACTCGCATACAGAGTACCCGCATCCAAATTCACACGACGCAGACTCGATTCGAATGACAAGACGGAATCGCTCGCAGGTCTCGATACCACCATTGACTGGAAGAACACAGGGGACAATGCGTACGATGGGGAGAAACTTAAACTCCTCGTCCACGATGAGAGCGGTAAATGGGAAAGGCCGAACAACATCCTCAACAACTGGAGGGTCACGAAAACAACATTAAGATTAGGTAGTCGTATTATTGGTAAGTGCATGATGGGATCAACATCAAACGCATTAGATAAAGGAGGAGAGAATTTTAAAAAGCTATATAATAGTTCAGACGTAACTAAAAGAAATGCCAACGGTCAAACTAGATCCGGGCTGTATTCTTTGTTTATTCCCATGGAATGGAATTACGAAGGTTTTATAGATGAATACGGGCACGCTGTATTTAATACGCCATCAGAAAGGACTGTGGACCCACACGGAGACGTTATAGACGTCGGGGTTATAGAGCACTGGAATAATGAGGTTGATGGATTAAAAGGCGACCAGGACGCTCTAAATGAGTTTTACCGACAATTTCCTAGAACAGAGGAACACGCTTTCAGAGATGAAACAAAAAACAGTATATTTAATTTAGCAAAAATATACGAACAAATAGATTACAACGAAGATCTAAGGAACAGCAATGTATTAACTAAAGGTAGTTTTCATTGGGAAAACGGTATTAAAGATACCAAGGTGGTATTTACGCCAAACCCTCAAGGAAGATTTTTAATTTCTTGGACACCTGAATATAGTATACAGAACAGGCAAGTAATCAAAAACGGCGTTAAACATCCTGGCAATGAACACATGGGTGCTTTTGGTTGTGATAGTTACGATATATCAGGTACAACTGACGGCAGAGGATCCAAGGGTGCTTTGCACGGTTTAACCAAATTTAGTATGGAAGACGCTCCGCCAAGTACTTTCTTTTTAGAGTATGTAGCAAGGCCTCAAACCGCTGAGATATTTTTTGAAGATGTCCTTATGGCATGCGTATTTTATGGAATGCCTTTATTGTGTGAAAATAACAAGCCAAGACTTTTATATTACTTTAAAAGAAGGGGCTATAGGGGTTACTCTATGAACAGACCAGACAAGCTATGGAACAAGCTATCTGTTACCGAGAAAGAAATAGGTGGAATACCAAATTCAAGTGAGGATATAAAACAAGCACACGCTGCTGCTATTGAAATGTATATAGACAGACACGTAGGGCTTAATGACGAAGGAGAGTACGGGACAATGTATTTTAATGAGACATTAAACGACTGGTCTAAATTTGATATAAATAATAGGACGAAGTTTGATGCAGCTATTAGCTCTGGGCTTGCCATAATGGCTTGCAACAAAGATCTATATAGGCCTAGTAATATTAGGCAGAGGCAAGTTGTTAATTTAAGATTTGCGAAATATACCCACGAAGGTAACGCATCAAAAATAATAAAAAGATAATATGGCGATAAATGCAATAAATAGTTTTTTCCCTAGCCAGGTAGTAAGTGATCAAGAAAAAGTTTCTGAGAGTTACGGGTTACAGGTTGGTAGAGCGATTCAAAACGAATGGTTTTCCAGTAATACAGGGGCTACTCGCTATAGAAGCAATCAAAATACTTTTCATAACTTAAGGTTATATGCAAGAGGTGAACAACCTGTGCAGAAGTATAAAGACGAACTTTCTATTAATGGAGATTTATCTTACTTGAATTTAGATTGGAAGCCTGTGCCTATATTATCAAAGTTTGTTGATATAGTTGTAAACGGGATCGCAGATAGATCTTTTGATATTAGTACATATTCACAAGACCCATACGGGGTAAGCAAGCGATCTGCTTATATGGAATCCGTAATAAGAGATAAGCAAACAGAAGAGCTTAACAATTTTGCGCAAGAAAACTTTGGTATTAATCTTTTTGAAAATCCTCCAGAAACATTACCTGATTCGCAAGAAGAGCTTGACATACACATGCAACTTACTTACAAGCAAGGTATTGAAATAGCGGAGGAAACTGCTCTTAACACATTACTTGATGAGAACAGATATGATTTAACAAAAAGAAGAACTTACTTAGATCTTGCGACTTTGGGTATTGGAGCTGTTAAAAATAACTTTTCAGAATCAGAGGGGGTAACTATTGATTACGTTGATCCAGCTTATTTAGTATACTCTTATACTGAGGATCCTTATTTTCAAGACATATATTATGCTGGTGAAGTAAAATTTGTACCTATAAACGAGCTTAAAAAGCAATTCCCAAATTTAACGCAGGATCAATTAGAAAGAATCCAGCAACAAGGAACACAAAATTACGGCGTCTTTGATACTAATGTGAGCAACGAGTACAATAACAATAGAGATTCAAACGTCATACAGGTTTTATACTTTAATTATAAAACTTACATGAATGAAGTATACAAAGTTAAAGAAACTTCTACAGGAGCAACTAAGATAATAGTAAGAGATGATCAGTTTGATCCACCAGTAGAAATGCTTGAGGAGCAATTTGGTAAAATGTCAAGATCACTTGAAGTACTTTACGAAGGGGTAATGATTGTTGGTGCTGATATTATGCTTAAGTGGGAAATGGCAAAAAACATGATGCGCCCTAAAAGTGATGTATCTAAGGTTAAAATGAATTACGCTATTACTGCTCCTAGAATGTATAAGGGTAGAATAGAATCATTAGTAAGCAAGTGTACAGGATTTGCGGATATGGTGCAATTGACTCACTTGAAATTACAACAAGTACTACAAAGAATGATACCTGACGGTGTTTATCTTGATGCCGATGGAATCAACGAGGTTGATTTAGGTAACGGTACAAATTACAATCCGCAGGAAGCATTAAATATGTTTTTTCAAACGGGTTCTATAATAGGTAGATCATTTACACAAGAGGGAGATATGAATCCTGGTAAAGTGCCTATACAAGAAGTGCCTACTGGCAGCGGTGGTCAAAAGCTACAAACATTAATATCCACGTACAACTATTATCTGCAAATGATAAGAGATGTAACTGGATTGAACGAAGCAAGAGATGGTTCTACACCTGACTCTAGAGCATTAGTAGGGGTGCAAAAGTTAGCGGCGGCAAATTCAAACACCGCAACAAGGCATATATTGGATTCTGGTTTGTATTTAACAAGAGAGCTTTGCGAATGTTTGTCACTTAGAATATCGGATATAATAGAGTACCATCCAGCTAAAGAAGCATTTATAACTAAAATAGGTAGATTCAATGTAGGTATCTTGGAGGAAATGTCAAATTTATATATGCACGACTTCGGAATATCCCTGGAACTAATGCCTGACGAAGAAGAATCTCAAATGCTCGAAAACAATGTTCAAATTGCTTTGCAACAAGGCTCTATAGATTTGTCTGATGCAATAGATATACGAGAGGTAAGAAATATAAAGCTAGCTAACCAATTATTGAAGGTTAAGCAAAAGCAAAGACAAGCTAGGCTGCAGGAAGAACAACAAGCCAACATACAAGCTCAAGCCCAGGCTAATGCCCAGGCACAACAAGTTGCTGCTCAAGCAGAAATACAAAAAGACCAAGCTCTATTTCAAACTAAATCGCAACTAGAACAACTTAAAGGTACTCTAAAGCAGCAAGAAATGTCCGCTGAAGTAAAAGCTAAGAAAGAACTAATGGAATTAGAGTTCCAGTACAACATGCAGCTTAAGGGTCTTGAGATAGACAAAAACAAAGCCAAGGAGAAGGAAATGGAAGATCGCAAAGATCAAAGAACGCGAATACAAGGAACTCAGCAAAGTGAAATGATTGAGCAGCGAAAGAACGATTCTCCAGCCAAAAACTTTGAGTCTTCAGGAAATGACGTAATGGGCGGAGGATTTGGCTTAGGTGCGTTCGATCCTAAGTAATAATAATAGTAACAATAATTATATAATATTTTATCATGGAAGAAAATCAAGAAATTGTAGAACAGCCAGTAACGGAAGTTGCGGTTGATGATACAAGCCCGACATCAATGGGCGACGACGGAACAATTAAACTAGACATGGGTAAATTCGCTGAACCCGTAACAGAAACACCTATTGAGCAACCAGTTGAAGAACAGCCAATTGCAGAAACGCCAATTGCAGAAACGCCAGCAGAACCTGTATTGGAAGCAGCTATCGAGGAGGCCGTTTTAGAAGAGGTAACAGAAGAAGAGGTAGTGGAACAGGTAGAAGAGCTAACCGAACAAGTTGAGCAAGCTATAGTGGGAGCGAACGCAGGCGTTGAATTACCTGAGAATATTCAGAAGGTGATAGACTTTATGAATGAAACCAGTGGCTCACTGGAAGATTACGTTAAGCTTAATCAAAACTACGAAGATTTAAACGAGGACCAATTGCTAAAAGAATACTATGCAAACACTAAGCCTCATTTAGAAAAAGAAGATATTGATTTCCTAATGGAAGACAATTTTCTTTATGACGAAGAATTTGACGAAGAGCGAGATGTTAAAAGAAAAAAATTAGCCCGAAGAGAAGAATTAGCAAAAGCTAAAGCTCATTTAACGGGAATGAAAAATAAGTACTACGAAGAAATTCGTGGAGGAGCTAGATTAGCACCTGAACAAAAGAAAGCGGTAGAGTTTTTCAATCGCTATACAAAAGAAAACGAAACAGCAACTCAATTAGCTAAAAAGCAATCAGAGGTGTTTTTAAACAAAACAGAAAATGTTTTTAACCAAGATTTCAAAGGTTTTGATTATCAGGTTGGGGACAAAAAATTCCGTTTTAAAGTTAAAGACGCACCTTCTATTAAGGAGACCCAAAGTGACATTAACAATTTCGTCAAGAAGTTCTTGGACAAAGATAATGCGATGTCAGATGCCGCGGGTTACCATAAGGGGTTATTTACAGCTATGAATGCAGATTCAATTGCAAATCATTTTTATGAGCAAGGGAAAGCCGATGCGATGAAAACGAGTATAACCAATTCGAAAAACGTACAAATGGGCGCGAGAGGCGTTCACGAGGATGTTAAAGCACCGAATGGTTGGTCAGTTAGATCTGTTGATTCCGGGGGAAGTGATTCAAAACTGAGAATTAAAAAATTTAAACACATTAAATAAGAAAAATTATGGCAACAGGATTTGCAACCGCGCCGGCTACATTAGCCAATTTAGCGCATTTAACACCGCGTCCAGTAAAAGGATTATTCGGAGACAACTATTTAGCTCTTGCGGATATGGACTGGGCACAACAATTTTTACCTGAGGTATACGAAAAAGAAATCGAGCGTTATGGAAACAGAACAATCACTGGATTTTTACGTATGGTCGGAGCTGAGATGCCAATGGCGTCAGATCAAGTAGTTTGGTCAGAACAAGGAAGATTACACATTGCTTATGATACTGTTACTTCTGGTGCAGCAGCAGCTAAAACTATTATATTACCTTCTCCTGGAGCGGATGGCAAAGTGCCATTACTAGGACCTGGTATGACAGTAGTAATAGCTTTAGGTAATGAAACAGTAAAAGCTTTCATAAAGTCTGTAGGGGCTTTAGCAGGTGGATTACAAACGTATAACATTGAAGTATATGATACTGCCAATGGTCAACTGCCAGCAGCCTTAGCGGGTGCAACAGCAGGAGCGCCACTTAGCTTATTCGTATATGGATCTGAATATGGTAAAGGATCTAGCTTAGCTGGTAATTCAGTTGACGCTTCTTTTACAACTTTCAGTAACAAGCCAATCATCTTAAGAGACAAGTATGCCGTTAACGGATCAGACGTTGCTCAAATTGGATGGGTTGAAGTTACTACTGAGATCGGAACTGGAGGATACCTATGGTACCTAAAGTCTGAGCATGAGTCTAGAATTCGTTTTGAAGATTACTTAGAGATGTCTATGGTTGAAGCCAAAGATGCTCAAAGTGCATTTACTGACGCAGCAGGGGCTACTATCTCAGGTATGCAAGGTTTGTTTGATTCATTAGAAACTAGAGGACTAGTATTTAACGATCCAGACTTTGACATCGCAGGAGGTCTTGCGCAATTTGACACTATATTAGCAGAGCTTGATAAGCAAGGAGCGATTGAAGAGAACATGATGTTCTTAGATCGTGGTACTTCTTTAAGCATTGACAATATGTTGGCTGCGCAAAATTCTTACGGAGCAGGTGGTACATCTTACGGTGTATTCGAAAACTCTGAAGAAATGGCGTTGAACTTAGGATTTTCAGGATTCCGTAGAGGATCTTACGATTTCTACAAGACAGACTGGAAATACTTAAATGATTCTACAACTCGTGGACTTATTTCAGACATATCAGGAGTAATAGTTCCAGCAGGAACGTCTACTGTATATGATCAGCAATTAGGACAAAACATCTCACGACCTTTCTTACACATCCGTTATAGAGCTTCAGAAGCTGATGACAGACGTTTGAAATCTTGGGTAACTGGTTCAGTTGGTGGAAACTACACAAGTGACGAGGATGCAATGAATGTTCACTTCCTATCGGAAAGAACTATGTGTACTCAAGCAGCTAACAACTTTGTATTACTAAAAAATACATAGTAGTAAGTTTATTGTAATGATTACCCTCGTTGAATCTACGGGGGTAGTTATTACTACTATTAGCGACAGTAGGTAGTTATATTAAATAGTAATAGGCTATCGTCGTACATTACTAACATTTATATTATATTATATTATGGCTAAAAAAGCTATAGCAAATAAAGTTGAGGTTGCTCCTCAGGAAGAAGTAAAGCAAGTTGTTAAACCAATTGCTAAAATAAAAAAACCAAAAGACGAGTGGGTTATTAAGGATAGGCTATATGAGCTAACAAGAACAAAGCCACTGGTTTTTACATTACCTACATCACATGGTAGGAAAAAAAGTTTATTACATTTTGACGAAGAATTAGGTTACCAGAGAGAACTAAGATACGCTACAAATCAAAGATCTTGTTTTGTTGATGAGCAGCAAGGCCAGATAGTTATGGGACGTATTGTGTTTAGAGACGGTAAACTTAATGTTCCAAAAGAAAATGTAGTATTACAAAAGCTATTATCTTTGTATCACCCCGCTGTTAAAGACGGTATATACGAAGAATACAAACCAGCACAACAAGCAAGCAATGAGGTTGACTGGATTGAGTTTGAATTACAAGCACTGAATCTAGCTAAGAGTTTAACTGTTGATGAAGCAGAGGCTATCTTACGCGTTGAAATGGGTGCATCTGTAACAGAACTATCATCTTCTGAAATTAAAAGAGATGTATTAATTTTTGCTAAAAAGAATCCAAACCTATTTATACAATTAGCTACGGATGAAAATACGCAATTAAGAAGTTTCGGAGCAAAAGCTGTTGAAATGGGTATATTAAATTTATCACAAGATCAAAGAACCTTTACATACGGAAATACCGGTAGAAAAGTAATGACAGTGCCATTTGATGAGCATCCTTACTTTGCTTTGTCTGCATTCTTTAGAACAGACGAAGGTATGGAAATATACAAGGCAATAGAAAAAAGACTAAACTAGTCACCTTTATAGTAATAGGCTGCTGAAAGGTGGCCTATAACTATATAAAATAAAAAACAAATTATGGCTGTAAGCGTAGATACTGTTTATCAAAGAGTGTTGGCAATACTCAACAAAGAACAAAGAGGGTATCTTACCCCACAAGAATTTAATCTATTTGCAAACCAAGCGCAATTAGATATATTTGAACAATACTTTTACGACATCAACCAATTCGGTAGAGTGCCGGGCAATGACACAGAGTTTTCTGACATGCTCAATGTTCTAAACGAAAAAATAAACATCTTCGAAAAAAATACCGCTTTAGTATACGGCGGAACTCACTGGGCTGCACCTGCTGATCTGTATAGATTAGGGACTATAGTATACAATAACACAATAACTTCAAAGTCATTATATCCTGTGCCTAACACAGTGGTGACTACGATAGTGCCTACTGAGGCAGAGCGAATAAACTTTAATGAGTTTATATACATAAACCAATCACCTTACACAAAACCATCTAATTCAAGACCGATATTTATAGCCGACTACATTGGCTATAGAGTATATGGTAATAGCGAGTTAACTACGGATGTTACGTGTAATTATATAAAAGAACCTTCTCAAGTAGCTTGGGCATATCAAATGGTTTTCGGGGAAGCGCTGTATAATGCAAATGAATCCACGAACTTTGAGCTTCATGAGTCTGAAGAAACAGAATTAGTTATTAAAATATTAGAATTTGCGGGGCTTTTAGTTAAGGACATCGGGCTATATCAAATAGCAAATCAAATAGAAGGGCAAACCAACCAACAAGAAAAAGCATAATATATGGCATTAATAAATCAAACACCGGAAGAATACTACTTAGGCCCTGACGGGGTATGGGATAGTGGAGATGAAAGTTACGGAGATTATCAGTTTGTTAGTATAACAGATATTATAAACAATTTTATAGTAGCTTATGTTGGGCAAGACAAATTAATAACAAAAGTAAAAAGAACTGATGTTGCATATTGGGCTCAAAGAGCTATCCAAGAGTTTAGCTTTGATACATTGCCGCAGGAAAAATCTATTGAAATAGAATGCCCTCCTGGTTTGTATATGATTTTACCGCAAGACTATGTTAACTACACCAAGCTTTCTTGGGTGGATAGCCGAGGTATAGAAAGAATAATATATAGGACGGATTTGTCAAGCAATCCAAATGCAATAATACAAGATAACACGTACGAATACACTTTTGATCAAGATGGTAATATACCTCTTGCGGCGGAATCAGAAACGCTAAAAAGATGGAACTCGAGTAGTAGCTATCCATTAGGTGGCTCAGGAGGAGGTAACTTTGATTTAGTAAACAATCCAGACCTATTAGCATTATATGCTTATGGTGGAAGATACGGGATAAACCCGGAGCAAGCTCAAGCAAATGGAACTTTTTACGTGGACAAAATAAACAATGTAATTCGATTTAGCTCAGATATACGAGGTAGAATAGTTACACTAAAATACGTAAGTGACGGGCTGGGAACAGCAGAAGATATGACTGTTCATAAGTTTGCAATGGATGCAATAGAAAAGTATATAGCTTACTCTATACTGTCCACAAGGGCTAACATACAAGAATACTTAGTCGCTAGATTTAGAAAAGTTGCTTCGGCAGCAAGAAGAAATGCCAAGATTAGATTATCAGAACTTAAGTCAGACTTAATGGCACAGGTATTTAGAAATCAATCAAAATGGATTAAACACTAGAATTAAATGGCAGAGTTAATACACACGTTTACATCAGGTAAAATGAACAAGGATCTTGACGAAAGACTTGTTCCTAACGGAGAATATAGAGATGCCTTAAATTTAGAATTAGCATCTTCAGATAGCTCTCAAGTTGGCACCTTTCAAAATATTAAAGGTAACTTAGAATTAGCGTACAAGACATATAATCCTATTACCGAAGTTAGAACAGTATGGACAAGCAATTATATATCTGACTTGACAAACGCTTCCTGCGTAGGAACTGTAACAGATAGGAATACAGATAATATATACTGGTTTATAGAAAGCGACGAGGTTAGTGCCATAGCTTACTACAATGATGTTACAAAAGTTATAGCTCCCTTAATAGTAGACGCTAATAATATACTAAACTTTAGTAAAGATTACTTAATAACAGGTGTTAACGTGCTGGAGGGCATATTAATGTGGACAGACAATCAAACCGAGCCTAAAAGTGTAACTATAAAAGACTGGATAGGATCCACGGTAGATTTTTTAACGCATTCACAAATATATGGTCGTGACTTTATTGAACAAGACATTACTGTAATAAAAAAATACCCATTGCAGCCTCCTACGATAACAGCCAGTTCTACAACTAGGGTTGACAACAATGGAAATCCAGCTACCATAGAGACAAAAGTTAACTTTTCTTTTGTTAAAAACATCGGTACTGATCCCTTAAACCCTATATACGTAGGGCTAACGCCGGAAGATGGGCCGCAAACAATGACGTGGGTCCCACAACAAAACCCTCCTTTTTACCAACCCGGAGATTATTTAGTATTTTCTTTTGCAGGGAATGAGCCTTTGTCTGAGGACGCTAATATTAGAGCACAGGTAGTGTCTGTAATACCGCCTACCCCTAACGCAACTCAAACAGGAGCTATTGTAACTATACTTTCTGTAGGTGAGGGCGACGAAAACAATGACGAAGTTATTAAAGAATTTGAGGTAGTGTTAGAACAAGAAGACCCGTTTTTTGAATTTAGGTTTGCTAGGTTTGGATACAGGTACAAGTATAACAACAATCAAATATCAGCTTTTTCGCCTTTTTCAAATCCAGCTTTTTTGCCAGGGGAGTTTGAATACAATCCTAAAAATGGATATAACCTAGGAATGGTTAATACCATTAGGCAACTTGAAATATCAAATTTTAGACCAGCTGATATTCCTCCTGATGTAGATACTATAGATATATTGTATAAGGCTACAAATAATCCTAACGTATATGTGGTAGATTCATTTACTCCTGAAGATACAGAGTGGGAAGCAAATAACTTCAATATAAAAACGGAAATAATAACGTCTGTTGTAAAGTCAAATCAAATATTAAGACCTTATGATAACGTGCCTAGAAAAGCAAAAGCACAGGAAATAACCGCTAATAGATTAATATACGGTAATTACACACAAAACTTTAATCTAGACAATCCGTATGCTAAAAATTCGCCGCTTCACGTAGCGCTTAGTGTAGGTACAGATGTAAGAGAAGTATCTTCGGACGCGGCGTTAGCAGGGGGAGTAAATATAAACGGGTTAAACGTAGCTGAATCAGTAAAGTCAATAAGAACTTATCAGGCGGGTGTAGCTTATATGGATGAGTACGGTAGAACAACTCCAGTGTTTACTAGTGCACTAGGAGCTATAATCATACCTAAAAATCAGGCTAGCTTTTCTACGAAGCTAACTGTTAAGATAGACAGCGCTTTGCCTTACTATGACACAGGTAAACCTTTTACACACTTTAAATATTATGTAAAAGAAACATCACAGCCGTATTACAATTTATGCTTAGATAGGTTTTATAACGCGGAAGACGGGAATCTTTGGCTTTCGTTTCCTTCTTCTGAAAGAAATAAGGTAGACGAAGAAACATTTCTTATACTAAAAAAGGAGCATGACAATGCTACTCCCGTAAAAGACACCGCGGCGAAGTACAAAGTGCTTGCTATTTCTAACGAAGCTCCGCAATTTCTGAAAGACACGAAGCTATCTAAGGGATCAGCTCCCCTTCTTCCTACCGGTTCAGCTACTCCCGCTGTGGGGTCTAACGAATTTTTTATAAGCGGAGAGGATTTTGATAACGCATTTGGAGCCGAAACTAGGACTATATCTGGTTTAGTGTTAAGAATAAGTGCACCAGGAAATAATAGCGACTATTATAAAATATCAACATTTGGTTTAGCAGACGTTCCTAACCCGCCTGTGAGAATTGTTGTGTCGGAAGTTTTTGGGGACGACATGGCCTTTGCATCTGACCCTAATACAGGATTGCCGGTAGGTGGGCTATTGTTAAACCTATACGAAATTGTAACAGAAAATAAGCCAGAATTTACAGGTAGATTTTTTGTTAAGGTAAACAAAGACGCTATTCTAACCGAAAAAATTGCAGCAGCGGCAGCAGCGGAACCGGTTTACGTTAGAAAAGCATTTGAATTTTTGTATCAAGCTCAATTTAATGAAGGGGGCAAGAGCTTTTGGAATGAAACATGGCGCAACGCAGATGGGCAAGGCAACGGCCCAAAGGGCAGGCTATTTATAAATTACATAGAAACAGATTGCGAGGGGCCTTTTAACGGGGTTGATGAGACAGGCACTATGAGATTAGCGGATGCCGCAGGTTATGGAGAGTGGAGACAGACTGGAGGTATAGCCGAAAGAAACCCAGCAATGCTTAGGCAATTAAATATTGGCTCTGGAGCAAGATTTCGTTTTGTTGAAGCTCCGGGCAGTACAATAACAGGAATACCAAGTACAGTTTACAGGATTACTCAATCAACAAATGAACAAAGAAGAAATACTTGGTGGTGCGGCGACAACTCTAAAAACAAAAGAAAGCACATGTCTAACCAAATTACATACTGGACACTAAAATTCCAGAGAGTAGAAGATGGAGTAGCCGCTTTGGATTGGAAACCTAAAGAAGATGGGGGGATGTCTAATTGGTCAGGTAGCACCACTAATTGGGGAAATTCATTTATAGGTATTGAATTTATAGACACAATAGAAGACAATAATAGTTTTACTACTGACAACCCTGCTATATTTGAAACCGAACCAAAAGAGGCTGCGGAATTAGATATATATTGGGAAGTTCCGGGGTCTTATACGGCGGCACAGCATGGGCAAACGCATGCTTTAGATTGGTTTAATTGTTACTCTTTTGGAAACGGAGTTGAGTCGGATCGTATTAGAGATGATTTTAATCAACCTTTAATAGAAAACGGAGTAAAAGCTTCTGCTACATTAGAAGAGCCTTACGGCGAAGAACACAGATCCACGGGGCTTATATTCTCTCAAATATTTAACTCTACTTCAAGCACCAACAACCTTAATCAATTTATACAGGCAGAAAGCATTACCAAAGATGTAAATCCGGAGTATGGTAGTATACAAAAACTACACACAAGAGACACAGATTTAATTACCTTATGCGAAAACAAGTCAATGAAAATATTGGCTAAGAAAGATGCTTTATTTAATGCGGACGGTAGCACTAACTTAACATCTAACGCTGCGGTACTGGGTCAGACATTAACTTTTCAAGGTGAATTTGGCATAGCTACTAATCCTGAATCATTCGCTGAGTTCGGTTTTAGAATGTATTACACCGACGCAAACAAAGGAGCAGTGCTTAGACTTTCAGGTGATGGTATTACCGATGTATCTGATTATGGCATGCACTCATTCTTTTCAGACAACCTACCGGTTAACACTAAAATACTGGGATCGTGGGATGTTGGAAAAAGAAACTATAACATAACGCTAAAATCTTTAACTCCTTATTGGCAACAAACTTTAGGTGCGGGAGAATTTGATAGATTAAATAGAGATCCTGCGTGCAATCAATTTATAAACACTTTGCCAACCTACAGCACTACAATATCATTCAAAGAAGAAGTTAATGGATTTACTTCAAGGAAAGTCTATATACCAGAGGCAGCGGCTTATCTTAATAACATATACTACACATTTAAAAACGGTAGAATATGGGAGCATGGGCTAAACACAGCGTATAATACTTTTTATGGTATAGGACCAGACAACGTTTTTGCAGGTCCATACTATGAAAGCTCATTCAATACTATATTTAATGAAAATCCGGCCGTAGTTAAAGGTTATAAAACGCTAAATTATAGCGGGACCGACGCTAAAGAACATTTATACAAACTAACCGGCAGCGAAAGACTGTATACCTTAGCTCAAGTACAAGCAGGAGGTTTAACGCCTGATACGTCTGTAGAAACAAAAGGCTGGTATGTAAACTCTATAGTAACTGACTTACAAGAAGGGCAAATAAAAGAATTCTTAGACAAAGAAGGTAAGAAGTTCAACTACATAAAAGGCATGGACACTTTTTACTTAAGCTCTTGTAATACTAATGTGGACACTAAGGAATTTAATGTTCAGGGTATAGGTAATCCTAGTGTGATAACAGTTCCGCCTCAAACAGTATTTACGGTAACAAACCAAGCGGACCCGAATTGTTCAACTCCGTAAAAATTTATTAGCAATTTAAACAAATATTATGGCATTTAATAACTTCACAGTAAGCGTAGTAAGCTTTAATGAAACGGCTGGCGTTGACTGGACAATAGCACAACCGTCTGTTTCTTTACTAATAACACCTGCTACCGGGTATACTGTAACCGCATCCAACTTTGCGCCCATAACGCCTTTGCCAACTTATGTAAATAGCGTTGTTTTTACTCAAAATGGTTTGAATGTAGATTGCGTTATTACCTACATTACGCCCAGCGTGATGCCTAGTGCTGATGTGCTTATATCTCTTTGTATTCAGGGATCTGCTGTAGAAAAACAAATATGCGTTTCAGGGGTTGTATCACAATGTGATGTAAGTAATTGCAAATCACCTGTTCCGGGAGGAGCTGATGTAGCTTATAGCGCTTGTAATACTGTAGGGGCAAGCAGCACTGTGGTTGCAAGTTATTTTGTAAACGCTGATTCCGCACATTATTTTCCAGTAGCTCCTTCTTTATCAGTTGTTATAGGAGATCCTAATAGTTACACTATAACGGACACAAAAGGCTATGACAGCGCCGGAAATTTAATAAGCGTAACTTTTACAATAGTCTATACTTTTCCACCAAGCGATGTCACGGGGGATAAAATATGCTTAAGTGCACATGGTGTAGTAGTATATAATCCTCCGATACAAATAAACTCTTACTCTTTTCCTATAGGGGGCAACGTGCCTTCTGGAGGATTAAACACAAGTTTTAGTATATTCGGTATAGAAGGAGCGGCGTGGAGTTTATTGTCCACATCCACTGGGCTAGGAATACCAATTGCAGCAACATCCGGGGTGTTAGATTCCACCGGCACAACAACAATAGCAGCTAATTTCCCTAGCGTAAACGTCGATACAACATATACAATTACTTTGTCAGGGGATTTAGCATCTACTTTTGACACTCCAGCGGGGCAGCCTTCTACAATAACAATATACCAATATGTTAACACAACTTTAGGGCTTAGGTTCACAACCACTAACTCTGATATAATTACTCCCCTACCCATAACCTCCTTGTCGTTTATACCAAACATAGTTCCTTCTACCAATTTTTACACGTACGAAGTAGTAGCAACCTCGAACGAGAATATAAATCTGGGCGGAATACCTAATCCTGGAGAATGGTCTAATCAAAACCAAAATAATCCATTATACGAATTTGGTGTGCAATCTCATAGCTTCTTAGTAGACAACTCTGTTTCTCCTAGGACATTAACCGCTTCTGTGATTGTTAGTATTGATGAAACCGGAACACCTAGCGTTATAAGTGAATTAGATTTAGATAATTATCTAGTCGGAGCGGGATCATATTCTGCAGTGGATTGTACGGCGGTTACAACATTTAACATAGACATGTATCAGGGCTGGATTAATGACCCTTCTACGGGCTTAGCTCCAATGACGCTTGCTTATAATATAAACGATGTAGTAGTGGTTAAAGACACTGTAAACGGAACAGAGTATTGCGTAAGAATAACCGGCACATCCACCACGGCTGCCACAACATACATAAATACAGCTGTTAACAATGGCACTGGAGTGTACGGTAGCTGTGCTAACTGCGACGAATTATAAAATAAAAAACTATGCCAATAATAACCTTGCAATTTCCCTTCCCTATAAACGATTCAGTTCAAGTAGGCGATACCGCTTATTATACAAATGACGTTAATGGCACAAATCTAATAAGATTAGGCCTTATAACCGAAATAACTAGAGCGATTAATCAAATGAAGGTAGATATTTTACCTCAGCTTGTAGGTACTGTTGATACAGCGTTAACCACAAGTAGTTTCATACTATTTAGTAAAACAGCATTGGTAAACACCAGTGGGCTAAAAGGCTATTATGCTGAGGCTCAATTTAAGAATGATTCAATAGACTACGCCGAATTGTTTTTAGTCGGGTCTGAAATATTTGATAGTAGCAAATAACACGTAATAATAAAAGTATAATAATAAAATAAAGGTATATGATAACACCAGGTATGATAGGCGGCGCTGTATCAGGTCTTGCGGGAATTGCAGGAGGAATGATAGGCAGCGGCAAAAGAAAGAGAGAACAAGCGGCAGCGCAGACAGAATTTAACAGGAACAAAGCAAGAATGGAGGGGGCTGACACCTCTAACCTACATACAAACGTAGAAAATACTATGGAAGACCTAACGGTCAACACACAGGCAGCTGAATTTCAATCTCAACAACAAGCTTCGGGATTTGCTAATACAATGGACAATCTATCGTCTGCTGCTGGGGGATCTGGAATTGCAGCTTTAGCTCAATCAATGGCGGGGGCACAAAGCAATGCGGCTATACAAAGTTCCGCTGATATAGGTAGACAAGAATCTAGTAATCAAGCTGCTGAAAGACAAATGGCTGGACAGTTGCAGCAAAACGAAATACAAGGAGCATATAATTCTCGCGCAGCAGAAAAAGATAAAGTAGATACGATGCTGGGTATGTCTCAGAATAGGTTAGGCGCGGCAAATGCAGCAAGAGATGCAGCAACAAACTCCATAATAGGTGGAGTTGGCAGTATAGCGGGGGCAGCGGCTCCGGGATTAGCAAACCTAGGAAAAGCCGGCGGCTTTATGGGCGGCTTTAAAAGTTAAAAACTATGGCAAACAATCAATTAATAGCAGGGGCTGCTAAAGTAGCTAGCAAGTTTATAGATGTAGGAGCAGAAATAACTAAAGGGTTTAACTCTACGACTTATCAAAGAGCTCCCTCTAGAACGGAACAGACAAACAAAGCTTACCAAAATAGAGTTAATTCCTTAATGGGTAAGATGAAAACAAACATCGACTTCACTTCTTTTTCTCCGCAAGAAACTGCAGCTATGAGAACCTTTTTAGCAAACGAAAGAACAAAGTATGCTGATGCAGCTACTATGGTAGCAAACATGGATGACACCACTTCTCCGGAATACATGGAGCAAGTGGATATTATGAACGGCGTAAACAATAGTTTTACTAATTTAGCTGCACAATTAAAATCTTACAAAGAAAGCAAGGTAGATTTTACAGAAAATATGATGACGGGTGCTATATCAGATGGCAACCCAGTAAATAACACCAGAGAAAATTTAGCTATATACGGTTTCTTAGACTCTGACGGTGATGGCATTAATGACGAAAGATTAAATGTTCCTTTTTCTATACAACAAGGGGGTAACCTAGGTTTTGAAATAGACGGATCAGTTAGACTATGGAATGATCACAAAGGCCCTATATTTAAAGATTATAAATTCGGGGGAGAGCTGCTTAAAGGAAATGAAGCAGTTTTTAATGCAGGCAGAAAAGTAGGTGAAGATGCACAGGATTTATATAGATTAGAATTACAGCAAGCTTTAGGCAATCAAGACACACTAAGATCGTTTATATACGACTTCAATGACAACTTTAAAACAGAAGACTTAGCTAAACTATGGGAAGAGAATCCAGACTCACCAGAAGTGCTACAGCAAGTCCGACAGCAAGCAATAGACAGGTTAGTACAGTCAAGAGTAGCCGTAGGCAACGAAGGTTACGCAAACAGGCAGGCTTATCGAAATAGGGACAAATTTAAAGGGTATTCAAAAGTAAAAGATACCGTAGATCTTGGTCCAGACAATCCTAATGCTGATAAAGGCGCAGGAGAATATCAAAAATGGATCAATATAGATAAAACAAAACCCGAAATATATATATACATAGGGCCGACTCCTGGAGGATCTTCGAATAACTTACCCGAACAAAAGGGTGATGGTACAGAAATAAATGATTCTGGATTATCTGATGACATAAAAGATTCAAGAGTTAATGACCCCACCAAAGACGAAGATGAAAAAGCGGCGATAATGAAGGCGGCTCAAGGTTCAGTAAAAAGAAAAAACTACCCTGAAACCGAAGAGGGCGATGAAGCTTACAAAAAAGAGGTAATGAGGATATACAAAGAAAGTTTAAATAAAGCAAAGAAATAATGCCTAAATATAAATTAAATAACGGAGAAGTAGTTGATACATCTAACTTTTCAGAAGAGGAAGAAAACAATTGGCTTTTTGATAATACGGATAACATAGATTTAAACTATGATTTTCAAAACGGGGCTGTGGGGACCGATGCGTCTGCAACTCCAGTAAACAATCCGGCATCAAATGGGGATTCAATCTCGGAAGATGGTTTATCGGGTGGAGTAGATCGTAGTGAATATTTACTTACACTAGATGATATAAGGGGATCATCGGAAAGCGATATTGCAATAGCCCTTGGTGAAAAGCTTGCGGATGTGGGCTTAGCGGTTGAAGAGTCTGCAACTTATCAAGATTTAACAGCTATTAGAATAAAAAAAGCCATACGCGGCGATACTTTAAAAGATAGGCTTGCGGAAGGTTACGAAGAAAGTGGTTTTTGGGGCGATTTGCTAGCCGGAGGACTTACACTTACTCAATTTACCGGGGATGACCCAGGCACTTTTGCAGTAGGAGAAGATTTAACTGATGAGGAGCTGCAAGCTAACTTAGACAAATTTAATAAGTTTATTCTTGAAAATGCAGACTATGATTTTGTAGACAAAGCTAGGGAAAGAAGCAATGACACCTATGTTAACGAGTACGCACCAGCTGTTAAGGCTACAGATTTATCTAAAGAGGAACAAAAATCTCAGTACATAGAAGAACTTGTAGACAAGTTTGAAGAAATAAAAGTTTTAGAAGACGAATGGTCTCCAGATACAGGCAGAATTGGTAAAGCTGCTACAATAGATGATTTTGAAAGCGAAAAAGAATTTGAAGATTACAAACGCTGGGAAAAAGAAGAGCCTATATCTGAAATAGACAATAAAACTCTTGAAGCCTGGGATTACGAAAGAAGAGAAAAGGAGGTGCTTAAGAACTCAGGACAGTTTATGAGTAATCTTGAACCAGAACAAAGAGCAGATATACTTGCTTTAGCTATTGACGACAGAAAAGCCGTGGCTCGGTTTAGCACTAATATAAAAAAATTTGAACAAGACCAGGTAAAATTTGAAGAAGCGTATAGCAATTATAAAAGCGATCCATCAAATAGCAACTTTCTTGCAGCACAGGACTTAAATTTAAAATTACTAGAAGATCAATCTAGGCTACAAAAAGCTCAAACTAAAGCAACAGCTAGTGGCCTGTTAAAAAGAGCTGATGCAGTACCATTAGCTATAGCGGACGCTCAAAAAAATTACAACAGGCTTAGGCAGTTTAACCTAGGTTTTAGAACAACGGGTCAAACAGTAGGCTTTAGTGCTTTAACCTTAGGGACTTACTTATCTCAAGGATTTGGAGGCCCAGGTAAAATGTCTTTAAACGAAGTAAACACCTTGCTTGACGAGGGAATAGGTGCTACCTCTCTATCTGAAGACTTAGCTAAAGAAACAGCTAGAAACCAGTACGCTATTGAAGTTGACGACATACGCAACTTAACTGATGTAGGCGCATGGACAATGAACTCTTCTATAAATTTAGCTCCCTCATTAGCTATGGCTAGTACAGGGGCATTTGCTTTGCCTTTATTTTTCCTTACAGGTTCAGGAGGAGTGCTCGAGAAAAGGGCTATGGACCAAAAGCAAGCTGCTAGCAGAATACTTTTAAATAATGAATGGCTAGCGTCTAATCCGAATGCTGATCCCTTAGAAATAGCGACAAGGCAAGCTCAACTGGATGAGGACACAAGGGTTATTGGCATAGAAGATTGGAGAGTATTAAGTACAGCCGGTTTGTCTGGGGCAGCAGAAGTAGTATTTGAAAAAATAGGTACTATTGCGATGTTAAAAAGCCTAAAGAACGGAATTGGGCAAGTGCCTATTGAAAACATGAGACAAGGTTTTTCTTTCGCAGCAAAAGGTATTACTAAAGGTATGCTACAAGAAGGTGGTTCTGAATTTGCTACAACGTTAGTTCAAAACTGGGGGGATATATTTATATTAGATGGGGATAAAAACCTATTTGGCGACGTAGAAAACTGGAAAAAAGTGACTAAAGGTTCTTTAGAATCGTTTGCACAAGGAGCATTAATGGGAGGCGGTATGTCTTCTATAAACGGGGCCAAAGCAGTACAGGCTGGGGTATTAGCTGAAATAGCTACAAAAGAACAAAATGCAGCAATGCAAGAGTTAGTAGACAAGCTATCTGCTATCGTTGGTGTAGAGTTACTTAATATTAATAATTTATCTGATTTAAACTTAAACTTTTCCCCGGATGTGCAGGCTCAAATAGATAAGCTTTTACAAGAAGGCGTAGACATTGAAGCAGACATAATAGAAAGTTTAAAGAGTGGCTTTTCCGCTGCCGACTTAATTGAAATAGGTGAAATAAACAGAAAAAAAAGAGCTATAAGTAAAAAGCTATTATATGCTTCTAGTCAAGGATTAAATGCTTCTCAGCTAGCCGCATACAAAAATCAATTACAAAAAGATTTTGAAGCATTAGACAAACAAAGAGAAACAATGCTTTCCGGATCCGCTGGAAAACTAAACAGAATTTCTAACAAGTTTAACTTTGAAGCTACTGGGGGATATGCGATGTACTCAGCAGCAATGCTTAATGAAAGTGTATTTAATATAAACCAAAATTACTTAAATCAAAACAAAAAACAAAAACAAATTGCATTTGACAAGGCAAGAGCTAAGCTAAAAGCAGAAGGCAAGCCTTTTACTGAAGCTGACGTTAAAAAGAAAGCTAAAGACGATTACATATACGATGCTTACTATAAGAAAATAGAGCAAGGAGAAAAAACCGCAGCGGCACTCGCAGAATCACTAGGGTTAGACGTTAAAATAATATCAACAAACTCTACTGAAGAAACTCTACAAAAAGCCCTAGAGGCCAACCCTAATATGTCTGCCGAAAATATAGCTGCAATTAAGGCGGGTCAAGTAGAGGGAATGCGTATACCGGGAGAAAACGGAGGGCCCGATACAATAATAGTAGACAGAAATCAAGCGGCTATTAATAAAAGACCAGGGGTATTCGCTCATGAGGTGTTGCATTCTTATGTAGCTAAAAAGTTTGGATCTGCTAATTTTGTACAAACAGAAAAAGGAGTGCAGGCTTCTATAAATAAAGCAGGTGAGGATTTACTAAGCTTTCTTGAAAAAAATGATAAAGACTTATTCGCTAAAGTAAAGTTTAGAATTGACTCAAGTTATACAAATAAAAACGAAAACGGAGAATTAATTAAAAACGAAGACTATTACGAAGAGGTGCTTAACGCTATGTCTGATGTGTTAGCCGACGGTCAAAAGCTTAATACCGGTACTTTAAGTAAAATAAAATCTTTTGCCAACTCTCTTCTAGAAGGTATTGGACAAGGTCCATTTTTCAAAGAAGATCAAGGAAAAGACGCGTTTATATTTGTAAGAGATTATAACAAGTCTGCCCATTACGGTAAAAAATACAACAAGAAAAAAGCGGGTGTAGCTGATGACAATAAGCGAGCTAGACGAAGCACAGGGGGTAATACTGGGTTTTCTAAATCAAAAAAGCTTACTGAAGCCGAAGAGGATAGAATGGAAGCTATTGACGAGGAGATTGGTGAAATAAGCGATGATTTAATGCAGGGCTTTATAGATCAGGATACTCACGATAAAAAAATAGCAAAGCTCGAGGAGGAATACGAGAACATCGAAAATCCACCTAAAGTAGAGGTTAAAGCAAAGCCTAAGGCAAAACCTAAAGCTAAAAAAGAATCCGATATTGATGCGCCTCAAGCATCTAAAAAAGACGAGCAAAGCTTAAGCGATGTTACCGCAAAATCTAAAAAGAAGCTTGACGCTATAGGTAATAACCCAGATGGATTTAACCCAAATGATGGCGCTATATATGAAGTACTAGCAGGAATGATTCGCTCTAAAGTAAAAGCGTTTAAAACAGCGGGTAATAATATAGTTAATCTTACAAATCTTCCAGGATTTGAAATGGATAATATGGTTAGTGAAACATTGACTAGTCTTATACCTTATATAAAGAAATTCGATCCAGCTAAAAATGACTCTTTATTTGGATATGTAATGGCTCAGCTAGGTAATAGAATGAGAGGTGCGTTAAAGACTGGTAGAGTGACTGAAAACGCTTTTACGGAAGACGTAACCACAGCTAAAGGTATTGCCGCAGAAGAAAGTTCAAACGAAGTAAAAGAAAGACCTAAGTTTAAAAAATTCACAGAAGCCAATGTAGTGCCTTCAGAGGTTATTGATGCAATACGCACTAAGCTAAAGTCTACATTACGTACATTAAAAACTCGTATGGATGTAGCTATATCCAATAATAGAACTGTAACTCCGCTTATAGCTGAAATACAATATGAAATGGGTAAGCAAGCCGACATAGACCTTAAAAAAGCTATGGGCGGTAAAAAAGATTTAAAGCTTAGAAAATTTTTATTAAAAAGCAAAAAAGCGATATTAGAAAATCTTACTACCACATTTCTGATGGGTAAAGATGGCAAGGGTGGTTTTCCTCAGGCTATACAGAAGAAAATAGATGGCAAATTTGTATCATATCCAGGTTGGGTTGGTAAAAAAATAGATAGAGAAACTACAAGTACAGATAATGCTGGTAGAACTTCTGGGGCAGAAATTGTTAGAAGAGTGCCAAATGTAAATAGGGTTGTTACGGATCAAGAGTTTTTGTCTCAAATACTAGATGAAACAGGTAACCCAATAAGAGGTAGAAAAGAAGCGCTAGCAAAAGCAATGGCTGAAGAAATTTCATTTGAAATATTCTCTGCTGATTTAGCGAATCCTGCCAGTGAAATAAGTGAGGCCTTTGAAAACAATCAAGAAAGACAAGGTGCTGTATTGGCTGAGAATTTTGTTCAAGAACTAGAAAGAGACATGGACCGGGGTAATATTAAACTTAGTATTACGAAGGAGAGACAAAAGGAGCTAAACGAGATGTGGGCTAAAACATGGCAAACAACCTCTGAAAGTAACAGGCTAAAGGCTGTGGAAAAGCTAAAAAAGAAGCTAAGGAAAAAAGAAGAAAAAGACTATATTGAGACGGTAGACAATATGCTTACCGAAGAAATAAATGAAATATTAGAATTAAACTGGCAACAAAAAGAACAAAGACTAGTTGATATTACCAACAAGCTTCAAAGCGTGGTTCCTGGTTTAACAATAAAACAAAAAACAACCCAAAAGAACCCTAATAAAGCAGATTTAGTTTTTAGTTTGTATGGAAAACAATACGCATGGGAAGCAAAAGGCTCAAGAAACGCTATTTTAGCCACATTTTATATGGGGGCATGGTGGAAAGGCGACTTTAAGATAAAAAGAAAAAACGTCACAAAAACTACAAAAGACTTAATAGAAGCAGCTGATCAAGGTAATGCTGAAATGCAGAATTTAGTAGATATTCTAGAGGATATGTACGATACTGGCTCCTACATTAACGAGCAGGGTATGCGAAAGAGATTATACGGCAAAGATCTTATAACAAAAAACAAAGACGGCAATTTTAAAATGCCTGTTTGGTTTTACGATCGTTACGTAAAGGGAGTATATAGCATGGGTAAAGTAAATGGCGGCGCAATTAGAAAGTTTAAAATAAAAGGAGGACTGGCCGCTGTTGTAAAAGTATACAATGGCAAAGGGCCAATACCCGTACGCTATATTACACTAGCTGATGTAGGGGATTTAAGCATGGGAGCATTAGATCCATTGAATCTAAACCTGCCTAAATTAAAAGGAGATGTAGATGTCACTGTTAGATTCCAGCCTACTTTTTCGGGAGAAAAAGGCAGTAGAAAAGTTACTTTAGCGAGAGTTGCTAGTTTCAAAATGACTGCGGAAACCGCTAACACGCTATCTAAAAAGGCTAAGACTAATTTATTTAGAGAAAATTCTGCAAAAGAAACTTTTACCAAAGCAGGAAACCCGCAATTGTCTATAACGAAGCAAGCCGCTATAAATAACGCTGCAAGCATTAAATACTCTCAAACACCTAAAGGTATTAGCGTATTCGACTTTGACGACACGCTGGCTCGCACAAAAAGTAATGTGCTATACGTTACTGCTGATGGTAAAAAAGGTAAGCTTAACGCAGCTCAATTTGCCGCTAGATCGGAAACAATGTTAGCGCAGGGAGTAGAGTTTGATTTCAGCGAGTTTAGTAAAGTAATGAAAGGCGAGTTAGGCCCGTTGTTTAGCGAAGCACAAAAGAAAGAAGGTAAGTATACTAACAAAGATATATTTGTTTTAACAGCAAGACCAGCAAATTCGGCTAAAGCGATACATGAATTTCTGAAGTCAGAAGGGCTAAACATACCTATAGGAAATATAACAGGATTAGGTAATGGTGCCCCGCAGGCCAAGGCTGACTGGATGGTTAGTAAGATAGCAGAGGGCTACAATGATTTTTACTTTGCGGATGATCACATAGGCAACGTTAAAGCTGTGGGTAAAGCTCTAAAGAGCGAAGGTGTTACAGGTCAAACAGAATTGTCCATAGTAGATTTTAAAAATCAACCTAAGGCTGTAAGAGATATACTTAACACGTTTGATGTTAAAGGACCAACACAGAGATCTAGGGTTAAGTTTAGTAGAACATCGAATAAGACTATTAACGACATGCTCGAAAGAGCTTCAGGTATTCCTTCTAGAAAAAGATTAACACGAATAGAGGGAGCTGAGCTAGGTAAAAAGAAAGGCAGGTTCAAAATATGGATGCCTTCTAGCCTTGAAGATTTTAGAGGTCTTACGGAATATACATTCGCAGGCAAAGGAAGACAGGGCGACATTGATCAAAAGTTCTTCCGAGATGCTTTGGTTACACCGTATTGGAGGGGTATAAATGAAATGGATCAAGTTAAGCAATCACTTAAGAACGGATTCGCAGCACTTAATAAGCAATTCAAGCCTGTGCTTAAAAAGCTAGGTAAGAAAATACCAGGCATGGAATACACACACGATCAAGCAATACGTGTTTACCTTTGGAATAAAGCAGGATACGAAATACCTGGACTTACTAAAAAGCTAGAAAGAACATTAGTTGCCGCGGTGCAAGCTGATGCTGATCTACTAGCTTATGCTAATGGAGCATTAAGACTGTCTCAAAGAAAACAGTGGTCTAAGCCTTCTGATTATTGGAATGTACAAACCATATTATCTGACATTAATAATTTCACAGAAAAAGCAGGTAGAAAAGAATACCTTAAGGAGTTTATTGACAATGCCGATTTAATTTTTAGCGAGAAAAACCTAAACAAAATAGAAGCTATATACGGAAAAGCTCATAGAGAAGCCATTGAGGATATATTGTATCGAATGAAAAACGGTACAAACAGAGCGGCGGGCATGAAAAAGAACGAGCAAACATGGAACAATTGGTTAAACAATTCTATTGGTGCTATTATGTTCTTTAACAGAAGATCCGCACTATTGCAATTGCTATCTACGGTAAACTTTGTAAACTGGAGTGATAACAATCCAATGAAAGCAGCAGCGGCATTTGCAAATCAAAAACAATACTGGGCTGATTTCGCTATGATATTTAACTCAGCTTCATTAAAGCAAAGAAGATCAGGATTAAAGACGGATGTTAATGCAGCGGAACTTGCTAGTGCGGTTACAGGCGCAACGGATAAAGCATCTGCAGCATTGAATTATTTACTTAAAATAGGATTTACCCCTACGCAAATAGTGGATAGTTTTGCTATCTCAGCAGGGGGTGCTACTCTTTATAGAAACAGATTGAATACTTATTTAAAAGAAAAAGACGCAAAAGGAAATCCTAAGTATACACAAAAGGAAGCCGAGAAGCAAGCGTTTTATGACTTTAGTGTTATTTCTCGTGAGACACAACAATCGGGTGATCCAGCTTTAATATCCTCGGATCAATCTAGTTCGCTTGGTAGGGTTGTTTTAAATTTTATGAATACACCTATACAATTGAACAGATCAATTAAAAAGGCTGCTCAAAATATATACTATAGGAGAAAAGAACCAGGTATGACTCAAATGCAAAGTGACTTTTCTAATTTTAGTAAAATAATATATTACGGAACCATTCAAAACGCTATTTTCTCAACACTACAAGCTGCAATGTTCGCGCTTATACCTGGATTCAATGACGACGATGAGGAGCTAGATGACCTAACTAAGCAGGAAAAAATAGACAAGAAAACATTTGCGGTTATAAATTCAATGATAGACACTACTCTTAAAGGAGGCTTTGGTTTACCTGGAGCTGTAGTATCTATTTTAAAGAACGCTATAATAGAATACAAGAAGCAGGAAGACAGAGGATTCTTAGCAGATGATTCTAAAACACTTATAGCTTTACTTAATATATCGCCAGCAGTGGGATCAAAAGGAAGAAAGATAGTTAACTTTATTAAAACAGAAAGGTTTGATAAAGAAGTTATAAATGAAAGAGGCTGGGATGTAACCATAGACGGTAAATTTAATTTAAGTCCTAGGTGGTCTTCAGCAGGTAACCTTATTGAAGGAACACTTAATATACCGATGGCTAGGGTAGTTGATGAACTTAATTCCATAACGGAAGCATTAGATTCTAGAAATACAGCGTATCAAAGAATAGCTTTAGCATTAGGCTGGAAGACTTGGAATGTAGGTGCTAAAAACGAAGAAAACGATTTAATAGAGGTTGTTGCTAAGTACAGAAATAAGCTAAATAAAAAAGCAGAAACCAAAGCAAAAAAAGCAGCTGAAAAATTAAAGAAAAGAAGAGCTAACATACAATACTAAAAAATAACTATGAACTTACCAATAACAACAAGAGTAGCTAAAGCTAGAGGCTGTGGTTCATCACCCGCTAAACAATTAAAAAGATCTACAAAAGTCGCTTTAAAAGCCGCTAAAACCGCCATCAAAGGCCGGAAAGCTGTTGACGAAGGTAAAGATAAAAAAGCCACTCGCTTACTGAAACGAGCTGCTAGACAAGAAAATCGTTCTATAAATATAGAGGAAAGAGAAGATGACTACGATTTAAAAAGAAGAGGTTTTAATAACATGTCCCGCGACGGAATCGCATAAAAATAAAAGCATGAGCATAAACGAAATAAAACTATACCTAATAAATGGTGGCACGTTAGGAGTAACTACTTTTACAGGTATAGAAGATTGGCTGAAGATACTACTACTACTTATAACTATAGGTTATACATTGACGAAGTGGGCATCTTTGAATAAGAAAAACGGTAAAGATGAAACTAACTAAGAACTTTAGTTTAGATGAATTCCAATGCAAATGTGGGTGTGATATGCCTCGCAGTGTGATGGAAAATATATTTAAGCTGTCTGATCAGCTACAAATATTAAGAGATATTTATGGTGCTATCAATGTTAACAGCGCATACAGATGTGAAAGTCATAATAGTAGCATCGGTAGCAAGTCCACAAGTCAGCATGTATTAGGTAAGGCCGCTGATATTACTGTAGAAGGCATGACTCCTGATGAGGTAGCCACATTGATCGAAAGATTAATGGCAGAGGAAGTGCTAAACTCCGGTGGGGTAGGAAGATACAATACATTTACACATATAGACTTGCGCGGTAGAAATGCGCGATGGGATAACACAACTAAATAAAAATTATGGGAAACTTTTTAAAACCGATAACAATGAGAGTGCGGGATGCTAGAAACGGCATTAGTATGCCTAAGGGTATGGAAATATCAATGAACGCTGATGGGTCCGGCGGAGCTGTGCCTGAGGTTAACCCTTCACCCGCTAAAAGAACAAAGGCTTATAAAGCTGGCATGAGTGCAGCCGAGAGAAGAGCATACAACAACAAAACAGGCGGAAATCTAAAAGCACCGCAACCAGGTGGAGGGTCTAGAAAAAAGTCTTATTGTGCTAGATCCGCGGGGATTAAAAAATGTAAAAACCCAGACAAAAACGGGGACTGTCCTAACGACATCGCAAGAAGAAACTGGAAATGCTAAAAACAAAAAGTCATGAGAACAAAAGGAATAGGGCCTCAAGGTCTAGGTATAAAGGGTAATAACGGATACAGCATAGGATCTCCTGCAAAATGTTGGCAAGGATATGCGCGAGTACCGGGAACTAAGAAAAACGCAAAAGGAAGTTGTAAAAAAAAATAAACCTATGAAAAAACTAAAAAGCTATTGGAATAAGTTAATGTATCGGCTTATGTTTAAAAACTATAATGAATAAAAAAAAGGGGATAACCAATGCGGCTATCCCCTTAATAATTTATATGGATATTTTATCCATCACACGCAAGACAATCCTCATCCATTGCGGACGCAGCAATATCTCCTCGCAACACACTTTCTGTTCTTGTATAATATAAGGTTTTAACACCCTTCTTCCAAGCTTCCATGTGTACCTTGTTAAGCCATTTAGGAGTTGCCTCCGCTGGAAAAGCAAGATTCAAACTAACAGACTGATCTACATACTGTTGTCTTAATCCGGCCTGGGCAATGAGTTCCAGCTGATTGATCTCTTTAAATGTTTTAAAAACTTCTTTGGCAGGTATGTCATGATCACCAACGGTAATATCATCCAACCCGTCAATATCCTGTACTGAACCACCGTCAGCCAGTATCTTACTCCATGTTTTTTCATTGTTTAAGTTATGTTTTTCTAGTAGTTTAACAAGCGTTAGGTTTTTCCTAATAAAAGTACCTTTAGCACTTTGCTCCGTGAAAACATTTGCAGCCCACGGCTCAATACCCGGTGAGACATTTCCACTAAGCTTGCTATTGCTAACAGTAGGTGCAACAGCACGTAAATGGGTATTACGCATACCAGTTCCAGCACACCAAAGAGGTTCTCCATAAATCTCCGCAAGGTCCATGGAAGCTCTTTCGCTTTCAATTTTGATTTGCGAAAATATTTTCCTAGTTTCAAACTGAGATAATAGACCTTCGAAAGGAATACCTTTCTCTTGGAGATATGTATGCCATCCAAGGACTCCCAGGCCCAATGCTCGCCCTTTCTGCGCAGATCGTATAGCATTTTCGAATCCGCGTAACCCCTTGGCTCTTTGAATAAATTCCTCCATAACTCCGTCAAGAAAGAACGTGGCGTCATAGATAAGGTTAGTATCCTTCCATTCCTCATATTTAGCTAAGTTTAATGATGATAGGCAACATACAAAACTGTGACTTTCATCGGTGTGTAATGTGATCTCTGAACATATATTAGTCATGTGAACCTTTAACCCATTTTCTTTATATGCTTCTGGATTTGCTTTGTTAACATTCCCTTTAAACATAATGTACGGTTCTCCAGTTGCTTTTCGCTTTCTAAGTAGTTTACTCCATCGAGTCCTTGCATCTGCATCTCCTTGTTCAAGTTTTCGCATAAATTTATCACCAACAATTGCGCACTGATGAAGGTTAAGTGACTGCCTGTTGACATCCCCTTTAGGTTCTCTAATCTCAAGCCACTGTTCGAAATCTCCATGTTCAATATTGATATTAACTGAGGCAGCTCCGCGACGGACAGAGCCTTGATTAGTTGCGAGAATTGTTGAGTCAAAAATTTTAGCGAAGGGCACGACTCCATCTGATGTTCCATTACCTGTTATATTACTGCCAGCGGGTCTAATTTGATTAATACCAACGCCAACTCCACCGCCATGCTTAGCGAGTAACATCATTTCTAAATTCTTTTGCCCTATATCCTGGATGCTATCAGCCACATCAATCCCGAAACAGCTAATAGGCAAACCCCGATCAGTACCTGTGTTAGATAATACTGGGCTAGCGAGGCAAAGCCAACCATTCCAAATGTATTGGAAGAACGTTTCCGCCATTTCCGGTTTGTATAACCTACGAGCAACTGTTTTAGATACCCTGTGGTATGCTTCTTTTGGTGTTTCTCCATCATATAAATATCCTCCTGATATAGTTTTCTTATATACTTCTGTATCACCCCACTCAGGGTAATCGTCTCCTTTAATCCAATTTTTGTTCCACATCTACGGCTGGTTGTTTAGCTTGGTTTTCTAATAATTTATCTATAGCTTCCTTGTACCCTGGCATCAATTTAATGGTCTCTAACAAGCCCTGGGTTAACGTGTTTATATGTACTATGTTTTGTATATTATTGTGCAGAGCTTCGGCTATTTTGCCCATGTCATGCTTCATATTCATTAAAGTTTGTTCTTTCATTTTATTTATTTTTTAGTTTACCAAATATCTTCAAAGTCTTCTCCTTCACCCGCTTTCGAGTAATCTGTCGACCTAAGCGCGAAAAAATCAGTATGGGTAACGCCCCCGGTAAGATGGTAAAACCAATCAAGATTGCCCGCTGCATTGGGGTCATACGCAAAATACGATCCCAAGTCGACGTAACCAAGTTCCACAAGTTTTTCATTTGTTCTTTTCTTTATAAAGTGTTTAAGATCGTTTGCGGATATACCTTCAATGTCACCCATTTCAAACATCTTATCTATATACTTTGTTTCTAGCTTAACCATTATTTCGGCAGCTTCTATTATGTCTTCTCGACATAAGTGTAGTAGTTGATTATCTTCATCACACATATCACGGAATAGCTTACAACCCATTTTACTGTGTAACGATTCATCTCTAACTGACCATTTCATCTGTTGACCTACGCCTTTAAGTAAATTACGTAGCTGAAAAGAATACAGCACTGCAAAAGCACTATAAAGAGATACTCCTTCAGCGAACGCAGAGAATACTGCAAGTGATTTCGCAATGCCAACACTAGATTTACCACTGTAAGCAACCAAGTTATCAAACCTATCAGCAGTAGCAGGTTCATGTAAAAATGCTTCATAATCTTCTAATCCTAATGTTTCGTTTAAGTAACTATAAGCTACAGCATGTACTGTTTCTTGTGATCCAAACATCATAGCCATTTGTTGTATTTCATATTTAGGAAACCATCCTACTACATTCTGCGTCCAATAGTCAGATACTGCGCATTCAGTCTGAGCAAAGCCTAGCAGGATGTTGCCTACTAGGTTTTTCTCTTTGTCATCTAACTTCTCGTTCCAATCTTTAATATCACTTTGCATCGATATTTCGGTGTGTAACCAAAATGCTTGTGCTTGTTTAAGCCAACCCTCAGTATAATACTCAGGGTATTCAAACGGCTTGTAAGGTATTCTTTTATCTCGTAATCCCATCTACTTTCATCATGTATTTAATTGTTTGTAATGTTGCTCTCCAGTATTCCATGTGAGCTAGCATATCCGCTTTTTTAACGCTCATATCGACTCTATTAAAGTCACTAAGTATTTCGTCTACAAAGAAACTAATGGTCTCCATCTGGACTTTCATTTCGTCGTTTGTCATACGAACTTTGTAAAGGCTATGTCGATAAACGGTACGTATAGCACGTGAGTTGTAAACTCTTCCTCGCGATACGATCTAAATCCAAATAATATTCCCGGGTATACGCCTAGCTCTAGCATCCATCCTGGTCTGTCGTCTTCTTCTTTCATGTACATTTTATATTATGCTTATTTTGTTGTTTAATTAATTCCTTATACTTGATCTTGCCTCTTGTGTTCCAGCTCCACTTCCACCATTTTTCTATTTGGCGTTCTACGTATTTTTTTCTTGCTAGTGCTTTCGCTTCTCTAGGATTATTCGAACTGTCTCGTCGCATGTAGCTTGGTTTGAAGGTTTATATAATGTTATGCCAGGGAACTGGCTAACAACTAACTGTTTGAATAGTTTCCATCGCATTGGAAATGATTCGTTTGCTCTGCCTTTGGTTTCTATTATGAAATCATCGCCAATAAAATCAGGAGTATACTTGATAGGTAATATTCTTTTGTTACCTCTGTTTTTAAAATCCCCTTTGCCATTGCTTTGTTTCTCATAAACCTCGTTATCAAAATGGAATCCATTTAATAAAACAAAAGTTTCACCTTCGTATTTGCATTTTATACCTGCGTTTTTTAAAGCAACCCACATATATTTCTCAAGCCCGGAGGCAAAGTCAATACCGTCATACGATACCTTCTTTGCTCTTACTGGACCTCTTTTCTTTGAGCTCTTTTTAAACTTTTTCATTTTACAGGGTTTTTGCAAACGTTCCGTTAGTCATAGATCCTTTTCTATTCTTGATCTCGTCGTAAGCAGCGTCAATACAGTGCTCTATATCATACCCTTCTAACTTAGCTAGATTAGTTAATACAACAACCATATCACCAATAGAGTCAACTATCTCGCGATTATTTTTGGTTAGAAGCGCTTTAGCTAATTCACCAGCCTCTTCCATAAGCTTTACGTATTGTGTTTTAGAATCACCTAATTTATATATACCTCTTTCTTCAGCCCACTCGCGTATCAAATCAAATGAACTAAAATTTTTAGGTTTTTCAAACTGTTTTTCTTTTTTTAGCTCGTCTACAAATGATAACAACGTTTTATTATAAACGTATGATCTTGAGTTTCTAAAGTGTGAAGTACGCGCATTTTTCAATATCCAGTCTTGTTCTTGTTGATTAAGAGTTACCTTAGAACCTTCTATAGATAGTTTTAATCCTGTACTTTTAGCAAGATATTCTTTCAAATCCGTTTTTCCTACTGGAAAAGTTACTGTTTGGTCTGTGATGTTTATTGACATTTTATTATTTTTTTTATTAAATTGATTAGATAATATTTTGTAACTATTGAAGTCCGCTTTATAGCCATAAGACTTTTGAAGTTCTATCTCCATATCAGATATATAATTTATATCTTCGCTTGTAAATAGAACCTCGTATTCGTCTGAAGTATAGCCTTGCTCCTTCGTAACCCTCTTATTAAGATCACGTGTAACTCCGATCTTTTTATTAGGTATGTGATAAATATAATACATATTTATTTTTATTTGCCAACACTCAGCGGCGCTTTTATTGCCGGGTAAGGATTGTAGATTAATAATTTAATTTCAAAATCTTCTGGAATATTTAATCCGCCTAGTAGATTATCACTTAGCCCTCTTTCTAATTCGAGCTTAGGTAATGCTCTGTTAGGCCTATTTAAGTATTCTCTGGCTTGATCCAAATGATTGTTATACAAATGACAGTCTCCAAGCTGTCCTATTAGCTGCCCAGGCTTCAAATCAGAGCCTTTGGCCAACATCTCTAAGAGTAAGCCATACATTGCAATATCGTACGGCAGGCCAAGAAAAATATCAGCGGATCTTTGTTGCCACATTAGATCTATAACGCCATCATTTACATAAACCTGAAAAGCATAATGACAAGGAGGCAAAACCATATCCGGCATATCAGAAGGATTCCAAGCTGAAACCATCATACGACGGCTGTCGGGATCAGTACGTATAGCATGAACAAGGTTTTTAAGCTGGTCTACGCCTTTAAAATCCCGCCATTGCTTGCCGTATACTGGGCCTAACGTTTCATCTGTTCTACCTGAGCGTTTATAATCTGGTCTCCAGTATTTAACACCATTATCTTCAAGATACTTTAGATCTGTTCTGCCATTTAATATCCACAGCAATTCAGTTCTTGCAGCATTAAAACTTATCTTCTTTCCTGTAAGTATAGGGAAGCCCATTGACATATCATGCTTGATTGTTCTTCCGAACACAGATCTCGTTCCAGTTCCAGTTCTATCTTTTTTAGCAGCTCCTCTGTCGAGTACTTCCGCCATAAGCTCTCTGTATTTGTCCTCAATGTTAATCATGCTTTGGTAATACACTTTTTAGTTTTTCAACATAGTTAGCTGCGTCTAGTAGTTCTTCTTGCAAGTGTTGTAGCCACTTCTGTAAGTCTGGTACATCTTCGTCTAAAGTTACACCATACTTCTTATAGCCTACGTCAGATCTACTTACTAATTGATCACATACACTTTCAATTATTGGATCCCTAAATGTTACTTCTTTTGTTTTCATTGATTTGATTTTTTATAATAATACATATAATACTCGTACATTTTTACCCACACTTCTGTTCTGCTTACTTGGTCAGGAGCATTAACTATCTTGCCGTTTAAATCTAACACTAGCACCCATCTTGTTGGAGTACCTGCGCCTACAGCCGATGGTGATATTCTTATATTGTTATTAATACACCAGCGTCTAGCTTGCTCTTCTTTTTCACTGGGAATGTGAGCTCCCATCATACTCGCTTTTTTCTTAGCCATTCTCCCAAGGCATTTTCTCTTCTTCAGGCTGACTCATAGGAACGTAGCATCCACTCTTTGTATCCCAAGTGAAGTGGCATTCAGCGCCATTAGTACCGAGGTTTTGAAACTTACACTTAAGTATTTTTACTTTAACAGTGTTAGCCTCATAGTTTCTATGCACTAATAATCCGTGATAACTAGCATCGTACCATTCTCCTCCTCCTTTAATAGAATACATTGTAGGCTCTTCAATTTCGCCTGTCTTTTGATTCTTATACATCTTGGTAGGGTGAGCAACTACAAACACAAGCACATCATACTTTTTAGCAAATACTTCTATCTTAGTTAGATAATCCATGGTATATCTATTGACATCATCGCTTACAGCATTTATGTCTCTTACCTTGTTGAATGGATCTATCACCAAACATTTAATACCTTTGCGTTTAACAAGCTCTGCTCCTTTCTTTAAGATTGAATCTAAAGAATATCTTTCCATGTCTATATGGAAGTAATTTGCATTACAGTGATCTGCTATTTGATTCCACTTCTCTCCTCCAATATCTTCTTTCTCAGGCATACCTTGCCAGTGCTTACGCATTAGCTTGTGAGCATGAAGAAAGGTTGGTACATTTTCAGGCGAAGCATACGCTGTCTTCCATGAGTAGCGTTGGTTATATCCAACAACCATTTGGTCGACAAAATCAGACTTGCCGGAAGAAGGTATACCAGTGACAGTAATAAATTGACCGGTATAAGTTGAAAAGATGTCATCAAAGTTATTAAGACCAACTTGAAATCCTGGCGTAAAGCCATTCCTAACAAACTCAGTAACTTCGTCTTCGATGTCCCTGAACGTTGTAACATTCTCCATTGGTACAGGCTTTGCACCTGTAATACGCTCTGATAGTTTTTCTTTTCCATACTTCTGTAAATATTCATTAGCATCTTTACAGTCTTCAAAGGTTGTTATAAAACAAACTTCAGATCCTAGTCTTCTTATTAATTCTGTTTGTAAAGCTAGTCCAGCATCATCTGTGTCAACAGCTAATATGATCTTCTCTTTGTCTTCAAAATAATCAATACAATTATCAAGATAATCAAGGTTGTTGTTGTTAAGAGTTGCTCCATTTGGTACTGATATAGCGTTTGTTATGCCGGCTTCGTGTAGTGCTAACACATCCATTTCACCTTCGACTATTACACAGTATTCAAATCCAACTGTCGCATCTATATTATAAAATACTTTCTCAGCTCCCTTATATAATTTAAAGTTTTTTCTTCCATCGCGGTACTTGATGTTTGTTAATTCACCGCCCATGAAGTAATTAAACTTTATTACATTCTCGGTCTTGCTGGTTTGTGGCATCCATTCAGGCCCCTCAGTAACTTGTAAGTCAGTGAGGGTCTGTTTGGAAATACCCCTTGTTTTAAACCAATCTTCAACTTTCATACCGGGCTCAACACGTATAGCAATAGGCTCTGGCTTTGAATATACTTTTTCGGCCTTGCCTTTACGTTTGTAGGTATGCAATTGAAATGATTTATTACAGTTATGACAAGTACCGAGACCACGTTCCCAATCGTAAGAAGCACACTTTGCTTTTTGATTCTTGGGTTTTCTATCAGGGGAACAAACAGGGCATATACCCTGCTTCTTTCCTTCTTCAAGCTTATGTTGATTGAACTCATCAATCGCAAATCCATTGATCTCCATTGTCTTTATTTAATTTAATTGTTATTCTCCGTCTAAGCACTCGGGGCATATATCGCAATAATCAAAGTCACACTTAGTCATGACCTCTCCGCACATTTCGCATTGATCCATTAAAATGGTAGATCATCGTGTGCTACTGCTGCAGGGGCTGGCGCTTGCTGTTGTCCGTCACCTCTTGGTGCAGCTTCAACATTAGTACCGTTACTCCATACAACTTGTACGTTTCCTAAATAAACTTTGTCAACTTTCGCATCACGTTCTTCTTTAGTTTGTTCCACGATAACAGGACCTTGATTGTTATACTGGTCTAGTTCGTCATTAATTGTAATAACTATTGGTAAATAGCTACCCTTCTTTCCTTTGTAGATCTTATCCTTTGGAATTTTATTTAGATCTATATTCGCTTTTATAATACTTGCCATAATTAGTACGCTTGTAATTGGTTAAACATGTTAGTTAATTGTTCTTTCGTTGCTCCCGTGTTTCGTCGAATGTTATCAACGGCTTTTACATGGGTTTGGTTAGTATAAAAATTGTTCGCTGTAGTTTTCATACCTGTTACAGAGCAGGTTCTTTTTGATTTTCTCATTGGATTAAATTTAGTTATTAATTGTTTTACATTCATATTATCATTTTTTATTCGTGTTCAGACTGTAAGAGTTATAATGTTTCGGTTTTAACATAATCTTTAATATCAAACAGCGGATCTTCTATTAGCTTCTCATACTGCTCCATTGCCATTTTAACTTTGTAGCCACCTCTCTCGTAGAACTCATCAGAGCAATCATATATGCCTATTTGATGTGTCTTCTTACATATTACAAGGAAAACTAATTCGTGCCCAAATATGCGTCTGTATAAGTACGCTTGACTGTCATAGTTGTATGTATTAGCACTTTTCCTGAATCCGTTTATATCTCCTGTGGTTTTTATATCTACTAGTAGCCCTTGATCTTTGTTGATGCAATCGGCTTTACCTTTCCACCAGGTTCCGTTAATATTTTTGATTCCAGGTTCTTCGTATATAACGTCTTGACCGGTTAATAGAGATTGACATACTGAATTGTTTTTAATTTTGTTAATCATTAGGTTACACTTATCGACTTCTTTACGCAGGATCATCATCTTGCCGTCGTTAGCTGCAACATCGGCTTTATATATTTTAGTTAACCTGCTTGATCCTTCTGATATAGGATAATTAGCTTCTAGTTTATCCGGCTCGAGAATAGCCGTGTGAACATAACCACCAATAATGAAATTGATATTCTGCTCAACCGGCTTTCCGAACTGTTCCGGGTCATTAAGTAGCTTATATATATCTGAGTTAGATCTATATTGCCTACCTACTCCGTTATAATATTCCTCATCAATTCTAAGTAGTTCTACTACTTTACTTTGTTCGGTTTCTGTCATTATAGTGTTTCACTTTTTATAGGTTTAGCCGCTTCTAATACTTTTTGTATTTCTTTAGAAACGTTGTACTTAGTTGTAATAGCTTTTAAATCTCCGCCTCCTTCAACGAACTTAAGCGCTTTAGCATATAAAGGATCTTTCTTGGATGTTAATGAGACTTTTTCAGTTTTACCCGAATGATCATTAGATGCGTCTGCGTCTGCTGTATCATCGATAAGGAATAAGTTACCTAAGGCATACTTTTTACCATAACTAGAAGCTGCACCGTATTTTTGTGGCATAGACATTCCCTTAGATAGTAGATCAACGCCAACGATCGCAGAAGTACGTATAGCAGAGTCAGACTCGGCATCTAGTATACTTGCTGTTGACTTTATAATAGGTGGGTCAATGCTAATCATCTCCTCGTCTATTGTTACGGTCACATTATGTTGAACACAAAATGGTTTAACCGCTTCAAGTATATCTTCAGCTGCTCGATAGTAATATTTACCAAAGCCGTTGTACCTGGATTTTTTAGCTTTCATATCCTTTTGGATCATAGCTAATTTTAATTGTAGATTTCCTGTTTCTTTCATTTGCTTTACTTGTATTTGTTATTAATATAATTACGTATTTTGAGCATAACTTAAAGGTAATCAATCACTTGCGCTGCGTCGACGTTAGCGATTAGATGGTCGATTGCTTCCTTCTTTATTTGAGATACAATGACATTAGCCGTTGGAACTGTGAGACTTATGTGCTTTGCAATCTCTTTGGCAGAATGTTTTTTACAGTCTAAACCGTAGAATAATCTTACTACCTCATATTGCTTTTCTGTTAGATGTTCTTTCATTATGCCTAATAAATATATATTGAGTAGATCAATATTGTATGGCTCTGAGTTATCAGGTAATTGATACGCAAAGTTATTTTCGTCGGCAGGTGTTATGTCGTAACTAGAAAACATACTGTTGAAAAACAGGGCAACCATTTTTTGATCTTTAGGGTTGTTGCGTATAGCATTGAGCTTGTGCTCTGGAATCTTTATATCTCCCCTGTTTATATCTATGGCTCTGCGTATGGCTCCCTTGATTCTTTTGCTGAAGAATGACTTTAACGTTTTCTCCATGTCATTAGATTCGTTTAAAGCAATCCAATCTATTCTGTCTACTGCTTTAATTAATCCTGAATTACCCTCTTGTATCAAATCATTTATACTAAGTACTCCTGATGCTTGCTGTGTTGTTGCGAACTTACGTGCTAAGTTTTCTACTAACGGCAGAAACTTTGTTATTAGCTCATCTCTAGTATACTCATCAAAGAATTTACCGTCAGGCATAGATCTTTTAATATCTTCTTTGTATCTTACATAGTTATCTATATTATACTTTTTCATCGTTTATTTTTTGGTATGCAGCTGTCATAGCTTCGTTATCTGCAAAAAAATTATTATTTATTTTTAGCATCCATTCATTGAATTTTTCAATCTCTTCCATATTATTATCTATTTTTTATCGTGTCCAGACTGTAGGCCTCTTATTTTAGCAAATACATTTGCTGCGTTTGTATAGTCTTCGATACTTTCATAGTGTTTTAAAAGTAAATTTAATTCTATTATTTGTTCTTCGTTGCTAGGCAATGAATTAATAAACTCCTCATTCATTGCTTTAGCTTCATCATTAATACGTATAAACAATTGTTCTACAATCATATCCACGATCTTATTCATCTCTTCTTCTGTCATACTTTAATTTAAGTTAGTTAACTGGTATTCACCAGATAGTATTTTATCTCGGGTTAAATCAACACCTTCTCCTAAGAAATCACGTCTGTACTCAGCTGTGGTTTTAGAATAGTCCCATGCGTTTTCGTCAAGTTGTACCTTGCCGTTGTGATCACGGAAAGCAATCGTACTGTTGTAACTTTGAAAGTACGTGCCATCAGACGTGTATAGCAAGAATTGATTAGGGGCAGGATTGCCACCCCTAGTTGTCATCTGTCTTACTCTAGGCTTCATCTTCATCTTCTATTATGTTAAACAAATCTTCTAGCTTAGAATAGATCTCATCACCTATATCGTGTGTATGATTGAACTCGATGTTTTCTAATGATATTCTA